GATATAGAAAAAAATTCCTTTAGGGTTCTTGTCATGGAAGAGCTGTTCGCTAATAACCAAAAATCAGGATATTTATTTGATGGGGACAAAGTATTGGAAATACTTAAAGGTAACGAAGACAAGTACAATGCTTTATTTGGAGCAGAAAAATTATCTGAAATAAAGAGGTACGCCGATGTAGTAAAAAGAATACCCAAAGCAGATGCTAAACTTAGCTCAAAAGCTTTGGAAACCGGAAACAGTAGGGTTGCTACAACGGTGGATGGCAACAGGGTAAGATTTTACTACAGGTGGCTTGCTGGCCTACGAGATCCCCGAAGAAGATCAAAGATATTGGCTACTCATCTGCAACTTATAGGAGAAGGAGCAAACTCTAACTTGAGGAGATCAGTTCTAGAAATGAACCCAGACTACCTTGTTGATGAAGTGCTTCTGAGTAAAATAATGTCACAAGTCATGGCAACTGATCAGGGTATTCAGTTGTTGTTTGCTCAAGACGACCCAATAGCTAAAACTTTGCTCAATGAGGTAGGCATTTACTTGAACTTGATGTCTAGAGAAGAAGAGGCTCCTAAGGTTCGGAAGAGGCTCCCTGATATAAAGAAATAAGCTTACGGTACTTCTCCTTAGTGCTTTCCCGCTTTGACTGCTTCAGAAGCCTCTTGTACTTCCTTAGAAGCTTATCCTTGTCCGTGAGGTGCTTGGGGTGGATTGGGTTCTCAGAATAATCTTGGCCCCAGTATTGAACCAACTGAATTACTGCGTCTTCCTTAGAAACTCCTAGGTGCTTAAAGTACCTGTTGAAGGCGTTTATGACTTTCCCTTCAAAAGCGTTGACCTCCCGTTGCAGGACTTGCCTGATGTGCCCTGTCTTGTGATCGTGATCTAGGACAGGATCTGTTATAGGAAGCAATGATATAGGGTCTATACCCTTTTGCTTCTTGAGAGCGGATTCCCTGTAGGCTTTTATCTCATTGTGCTTTAGCTTCTTTGCCATAATTAAGACCAGAGAAGAACTGATAGTTATCGTTCAGCTTCTCGAACGCAGTAATGCCCCAGTCTACCTTAGAAGCAGTCCAATGCTTTACCTTCATTTCCGCTGAATCGCAGTCGAAAATTACGCTAAACACATCTGGAATATAATCTAGCTCCCATTGCTTTGCGACAATCTTAGCTTCTATGGCGAGCTGGCAACAATCTGTGTCATAGCTCTTGTTCTTATCGTTCCTGAACTTGAAGTCGTACAACTCGTACTTCCCCTTTGCACTCATGCAAACAAGATCCAGCATCCCTGCTACGTTAAGATCATCATCAAGAACAGATAGCTCCATGTGCACAGGAGCCGATCCTTCTGTAGATATGTGCTCTATGAACTTACTTGCGTACTGCTTATACGGACCGTGGTAATCGGCTCCGTCTTGGTACTGCTTTAGAGCTTCCTCTAGCCCCGCGTGAGCCTTTGTACCGAACTCTGAAGACGTGATCTCAGTCCCGTCTTCGTCTGTCCTGTACCCCCATAGACGCTCCTTGAGCTTCTCTGGCGGATCGTCTGGGTACTTCTTAGTGAACTCAATCAGCTTGTTCTCTCTCCAGATGTTCATATCGAACCCGGATAAGCCCTTAGGCATTATAGAGAGAATGCCAGTAACAGAGGGAGACACGCCCCCGTGTTTCTTGGCCTTAGCTATACTGTCAACAGAGCTAACCAAGGAGACCTTGCCTGTGCTGTTTTTTTTGTAGAAGTGCATTATAGTGATATACTGGGAGCCTCTACCATCTTAAAGGTTTCATCCTTGTACTTATCCAGTAAAGCGGCTTTCATCATCTGAACAAAGTCCTTATCGGAAAGACCCTCTATCCTGAATCCGTATATTTGTTCTCCATCAATTCTTGCTTTTTGGAGATGATAAGTTCCAGAATCAAGGTACAGCGTATCGTCATCAATGCGCATATATTCCCTGTGCTTAAGCCCACCGATTAAAGGGGCTACGCTTTCGATACCGTTATGGTCACTAGAGAGATAAAACTTGCACCACTTTATAATTTCGCTCCAATCCAGAGTTCCAGTTTCCATTTTAAGCTTCTAGATTTTTTGAGATGTTGTTCTTGAGCTCCTCTTTATCTGCGTCAGTGAGGTTCTCCCAGCTTCTATTGACGTTCTTGGTCGCTAAATCAAGTGCGAACCTAGTTAGTACCCCTTGGGTAAGGCCCTGAAGTATATCCAAGAGCGAAGTGTTATTGAAGGCGTTGTTGACCATGTGGTCTTTTAACTCTTCATCCGATATTTGTTTTTTTATTTCGTTAGACATAATTAATTAAAGAAAGATTTATTTCAAAAGATCAAGAAAAAACTACAGATCGTAGTCCTCTTTTTGTATTTTAGTTTCAAGTAGAGCTAAGGCTCTCCAAGCAACTGCTGCGTAGTCCTCCTCTAGGAGGTGACGCATTAGGCAATCATGGTGATCATTGGATTTGTCGAACTCCCAATACATTGGCTTCTCTGAGTCGCAGTGTTTATTGTGTCCCTCGTAAGACTTCCTAGCTACTGCTGCAATGGCATTCGGGAACGGAGACAGAACACCGGAATAAATGGACCATTTTTTACGCTCAGAGCTGTCTTTGGGTAGGACGCAAACCTTGTGCTGTGGGTTAGATCTAAAAGTCATAGAGCCATAGGGTAAACGCTAACCTCATCTAAATCGCTTTTGCCTCCGTTCTCAACAAACCCACAGGCTATTGCTGGCTTAGGTCCATGCTTTCCGTACGCCATTGCGTAGCTTTCGTGGTCGATACCGCATCCGGATTGCATACCGAATACCCGAAAAGAATCTCCCACTGCCCACTGCACGTAGCATTCAGTGTGGTAATGCCCCTGAACATTGCTAACCATGTCTGCCTTTGCTCTTTGTATGCCCTTCTTGCCCTCTCCGTGACAGTATTTAACACCATCTATTTTGATGCTTTGATGGAACGTCCAATTAGGCGTACCAAGCACCTCTGGGCAACTGCGAATCCAACGCTTACTGACCCCTGCACTAAAGGCTTTACGGGATACAACGCGATCATGGTTTCCTATCACTACATCAGCTTTCGGGAATGCCCTGTACCAGCGTTTGACTTTCCTAATAGATAGGTCTAGCTCATCGCCAGCAGACAGGCCATCTGGGTCGGTCTCGTGATAGGACGAGAAATGCGAGTCAATGATGTCCCCAATAAACAGGACACGGTTGCAATCTTTTTTCTTGTACAGCCGCTTACAAAAGCTCAAATATTTGTCTAAGCAAAAAGGTTCGTGAATATCTCCTACAACCAGCAATCTACTCATAGCAATTTTGAGGTTAAGAATTGTGTACACATTGCTCCGAACTCTTCGTCGGGACAACTAGTATGTTCCTGTGTTTTTAGTACAGCGTGAAAAATTTCGTGAGCAATAACTGAGTTACGCTTTTCGCTTACATAAATCATGATGTACGGTCCACTTTTCCAGCAAGCTCCTAGATAATCATCCTCGAACTCTAGATCAAAATCTACCCCTTGGGAGCATATCCAGTTACTGTACGATTCAAACGATCCCCCTATTTGACAGAGGTATCCTACTGGGAGGAAATCGTTTTTAATAAAGAGTCTCTTCATAAAAAAAAAGGGGGCCTAGGGGAAACATGAAAAACCCTAGACCCCCTCGCATGTATCCAATGATGATGACTAGAAAGCCTCTTCTTCCGAAGAGGAAATATCAGATGTAGGAGATTCTATGAACTCCTGAAATGAGTCCCACAGATCCCTAGCTAAATCCAGCGACTCGTTTGGAGTACCGCCTCGTTCAGCAGCGATCTTAAAGATCATTGCCAATGAGATGGCTTCGTCTCTAGAAGAACCCTTAGCCTGTGCAACTGGTGCAGATCGTGGAGGCTGTTGTACGCCTTCGGGCTTTCCGAAGGAAACCTTCTTGTTCCCTTTTTTCGTTTCACCCTTCACTGTCATTTCGACAATAGATCCGGGACCCCACCAAGGAGTCTCTGAAGCTGCGTTCGCATATACGGTCTCTCCACTTTCCAGTACTACTGAAAACGGGTACATTTTACCGTATTTGCTTTCCCACGGTTCTCCGAACCGTTCTGTTGATTTAATTGTGTCCATAAGTACTAAAAGTCATTAAAATCATCCTCTGTCAAGTCCCAATCTGACATTTCTTCATTTTTTTCTAGTTTTTCTAGATTTTGTATATCGGTGTGGAACATTCGTCGGCTCTTTTGGAACCACAGATCCCTGTAAACGAGGATTCCGGAGTTCCTTTGCTTAGACACGTAGAACTTCCCATCGGGTCCTTCTGCCTGCTCTCCTGCTTCTAGCTTCTTCTCCTTCTCCTTGTTCCTCCAGATTAGTGCAATGCTGTGAGAAGCAGCAACTATGCCTTGCCCACCTAGTATGTGCTCGTTCTCCGGTACACCAGCCGTGGTCGCTTTCTTGGCATCACAGTGTGCAATTAAAACCACCGTGACGCGGTTATCGAGGGCGAACTTAGCTGCTTGCTTCGCGATACGCTCCTGACCGTTCCAATCGTCTTTTGCAGTGAGGTGCATCAGTGCATCTATTACAAAAATATCACATCCATATCTGCGATTAGCGTACAAAAAGTCATCCTTGAGGCTTTCCCAAGTGTTATCTGTGCCCTCCTCGGATTCCACAAACCAGAGTTTATCTGCGAGAATCTGCACCTCGTCCTCGATCTTGTCAGGATTTGGGCATTTACCGTTTTGCATCCACAGCATCTGCATCAGCATCGAAGAACTAGGTATCTCAAACGATGCAACACATCCCCTGCGATTATTAGCCACCATCTCATGTAGTACCATCTGGTACATCAACTGAGATTTGCCATGTCCTGCGTAACCACCTAGTGTGACCAGCTCACCTTCACGTAATCTAAACGGGAGCTCAGGCCACATGAAAGGATTGTGGGCCTTTTCGGACTCGTATCTCTGAACCTCATCAGCAACGTCGGCTCCTAGGCTTGCTGCTGTACGTATTGTGGGAGGATCATTTGATTTAGAGGATTGTACTAGATCGAGAGCATCTGCAGGACGTTTACGCAACAAATCGTTAGCGTCATTGATGTCTTCTGGGTACTGCACAGTCCTACACCGTTGCAGACCAAGGCGTTTAGCTATTTCCTTTGAGGCTCTCTGCCCAGCCTCATCGTTGTCCATAGCGATGTAGATGTTCTCGAAACGAGATAAAGCCTCGTAATCGTTATCAATCCAACCCAAGTTAGATACGCCACTAGGTACAGACAGACAAGGCATCCCCACATCCATCTGGTCCCAAGACATAGCATCTATCTCGCCTTCAGTAATCAGGATACTCCTGTCGTCATCAGTAACGTGCTTCCACCCCCAGAGTGTGTGCCACGCTTTTGTGCTCCAGATGTCCTTCTTGCCGTCCTGACGCAGCACCCCCGTGGATTTCAGCATAACGTAATTCTTTTCCGGATCGTAGAAACGTGCAGCCCAAAAATCTGTGTTCACTCCGCTGTACCGCTTGTGAGATCGGATTTCGTATTTCTTTAAGACTGCCTCAGACAGACCTCGATCTTGAGACAGGTATTTCATGGCCTCAGTCCCCCGCATCGGTCCTAGTGCAGTGCTACTGTCCTGAGATACTTTAGGACGCTGTGCGGTAATGACAGGCTTCAGGTCATGCAACCCGCAGATGCGCCTCGCCTCGACAAATGCCTCCTTCCAGTTTTTGTGCTTTTTCGCAATTAGCGACAATATAGGGATGCAATCCCCCGAATTGTGATCCTTAGCCAGATACACTCCGCCTTTGGCCTTCCAAACGCTACAGGACTTACCCTGCTTGCCATCAAGATCTCCCATCTCGTATGTTGACCCACGCTTTTTGGCTTCTGGGAAGTACCGCTGCATAACAGCGTCGATCTGCCCTGAAAGGGCAATGTTAAGTTCTTGTGGTGTACTCATTCAGGTTTTCTATTTTTAGGTTATAACAATCCGCTTTGACAGTGAAGTTGTTGGACTTGTCAAGCTCTCCTGTTTTCATTTTTGTGGCTTTCTGGAAGTATTCCTCCTTGGGCAAACTTCCTAGATACCACGCATTTGTGTAATCGGTTAAAACACGCACGAATGCGTACGTGTCGCATTTTTGTTTAGTGTTATACGCTGCAATGCTGCAATCGTAGTAAGGCTTAGGCTTGGACGTACAGCGTTTAGTTTTTACATCTATACGCTCCCCACTAGGAGTGATTATGTCGTAATCATACGTGTTCTGGATTTTTGCGTCCAGAACCGTAGCTGCGACAACCTCTCCGATTAATCCCGCAAGATTCCCTTCACCCCGTTCGATGCTGTTCCTCAACGAAGGTAGATCTTCGCTGAGGATTTTGGCAAGTTCGATTGTTCTGGGGCTGAGGCTAATTTCTAGCATAGCTCACATTATCTGATAAAGGGTTTGTTTTATCAACTCATCAGCCACATCATCTAGCGGCTCATCGGTTAAAACTTCGTCTACGTCCCACATACAAACATTTAGAATAGTGGGGTGAAAAACCGCCCTAGGACCGGAGTCAAACGTAACTCGTTCTCCGTCCCATCTAGATATGATGACTGGATCATTCCAGTCCTTATCTATCTGCTTTATTGCCTCCTCAAGAGAGGCAGTATCTCGGTCTATTTCGTAATTAAAGCACATTGTTTATCCTTTGTTAATCTTTCTAGTAAAGCGTTGTAGCTTTTGCGATATGCTTTGTCTGCATCCATTCTGTCCTTATGGTTTACGAAGTAGTGACTTATGTTCGTCTTATCCCTGTCGAAAATCTCTGCGATGCGATTGCGACTATATTCCAGCTCGTGGTGCATATAGCAACCTACCAAGGCTCTGATGGATGCCAATGGCTCCGTTCTAGATCGCTTTTTCAGATCCCCTAACGAGACTCCGAAGAGGCTTCTTACTTCCTCAAAAAAGCTGTAGTTGATTTTTTGGTTTATTTTGTACATATGTGTAATGGTTCGTTTTTGAACCGCTTCTCCTCCTTGACCATTGATGGTTTTCTTCTTTTTCTATCCGCAGCATCTTTTTTGCGAGCGGATTCTGCGTCAAAATAATACGTGTCTACGAGCTTTTTCTCGCAGAGAGCTTCCCAGCCCCCCTCGACGTACGTATCCGCGTGAC